ATTACTTTCTTTTTGAAAGATACTTTAACATCTTTCACGCCTTTTTTTGTTTGCTCAAAATTTGCATTTTTTATGAAGTGTCTTTCTCCAATGCCAAAAGGAATTGATTTTATAATCATTCCTTTTTGTATCATGGCACGAATTAAGATATTTGTGTAATCATCTATTGGCGTATAGATATACACTTCACTTCGTGGTATTGTTTTTTCTATGTTCTTGAATGTTTGTTCTACAAAACACTCAATTTTCTTTTCAAACATAATCTAAATTATTGTGTGTGTTTATAAGACTTTTATTATAACCCCTAAAAGCATAACTATATATATCGTTAATTCCTGGACAGGTGTTCCCCCCCTAACATAGTTTATTTGTAGTAAAGTATTTCTACACAGTATAGGAAGTGGGCCAACTACGCCTAGTGCGTATAGCGAAAAACCAATTTTAAGGCCTTTCTCAGATACAGACTAGTACAAGTGGGTGGGGGGGCAGTAAGGAACAGAGTAATATCCTAATACAATAACTAAAATAACACTAGCATAGTAGGCAAATAACTCATAGAGAGGACGAACTGGCCTCTTTCTTCTGGTTACGTGTATGAGTTTTGGGGGGCAGAAGTGATTTCTCGTCAATTTTAGACGCTACAATCGTTCCTTGGACTCTGAACAGACATCTCCAGAGTTGTCTCTTACTGTGTTCCCCTATCGTGTCTTGGCACGCTATACAGAGAACCTTACTAATCTGGTTATTCGATATCATCTACCCTCTCCCCGATTTCTCCGTCTTTTATCTTATATCCTTTAGCCTTTTTCTTATACTTCTCATAGTGACAGCCTTTCATTTTAGATCCAAATACCCCTGAAAGTTCTCATGTTTCTCGGTGTGCTTGAATGAATGTCTTCCATCTCTCGCATCAACGTTGATTATCTTATTCTCTTCGTAATGATGATGATGTTCTACATATTGTGTTTTATCTTCACCGTTATTTTGTGTTACAGCCCAATATAAAAGAAATATAATTCCAGGTATTATTAATACTATAGTACAACACATGAATGCTCCCAAGTACAGAGCTATGTTACTCCCAAGATTAGCCAAGTAACTCCTCCAAAAAGTAGAATTCCTCCTCATGCTTATCCTTATGCTTCAACGCTACATACATATGCGACAAGTCACCATTATACTTCCATCCACAGTCTTCGCATTTATAACTCACTTTAATGTTACCCAATCTTCACACACCAANGACTTATATAACTCTTCTCCACAAAATTTTCAGGTGCCTTCGGCACGTCAGTTCCACTTCCGAAGCATACGTTTGCGAAAGTAGTCAATGAAATGTTGCTTAAGGCCACGCCTGCCGTATATACTTTGGATGCGTTCGCTATCGTGGTTATGTAAAACGACACGACCGTTATAGTAGGGGTACATTATACAATCCTTATGCTGCTCGCAATGCTTAAGTCCGATTGCATGGCCACATTCGTGAATTAACGTATGTACCATGTTGTATGTACGAAGTTTAGTCTTAGTGTTAGGTGGGTACTTGTCAGGAAATACCTTATGTGCATTTACAGGCTTTCCATTAGTTGTCCAAATCACCGAATCATTAAACGTTATATCTCCCCCAATCTTTGATCCATTGGGAAAGTATGCATATGCTAGTGTTCCTGGCTTATCCCTAAACATTTTATTTGTTTCCATCTTCTCAAACTTCATTTCTATGTCTGCTGTACCTGTTACTCTTTTAAATCTAATATCCCTTGTCCTTAACCCCCACTGCCTTAGTGCTATAGCAAGAGCCTTATCTTCAAACTTGCTGTCTGGGAAGTGTTGTGATCCATTTATTACCTTATAAGTTACATATCCAAATTTTCTTCGCCTTTCTTTCTTAGGATTCCACTTTCCTTTGTATTCCTCTATTTGATTATATTGAAACTCCCTATCTACATTACAGTCAAATTTCTTGTCATTATCCTTAATGACACAAAATATGGCCATGTTAACACTTTAGGTTAAGAGTCTTACAATAATCAGTGAATACTGGGTTATGTGTTGATGCGTATTGTGTTTCAGGCAATATGCTTATGTTTGCCTGTGCTAACAGTGCGATCGATAAGACTATTGCTAGAACTATAAATGTTACAAATATACCGAAATGATCTACGTTCATGGAGTATAACCTCCATTACATATTTTTGTTGATGCATCATATGTTCCCTACAATGCTCTACCATGGCTACTGGTACATACTCCATATATATAAAAGTTATGTATAAACCCCATACTAGTAGTACTAATAAACAGCTTATAATTATCGCTTTATGCTGATTCTTCATCTTTATCGTCTAGTTTATCTTCTAATTCACTTATTTTATCTTCTGAGAGAAAGTTTAGTTTCCAAAACGTTCTCTTGGCCTGTACAGTTATCTTCTTACCTTTGCCAAAACATAGAGTGAACCAGTCAAATAACTCACTATAATCCTCTGCCTCTAATTCTACCATTATCTTAATGACACCCTTTCTAATGCATCTATTAATTTATAGTATAGTTGATCATCTTCTTGTTTAATTAATACAGCCATACCTTCTACGAATCCAGCAAATGATCCTATCCATATGTCTTGCTCTTCCTTACTTTTGAATGTAGGTATATCTGTATTAGATTTTAGTTTAAATGAATCGCAAAGAAACTCTGCAGCACGATGTATTATCTCATGTTCTCTCATATCCTGAAGAGTATTCAAAGCGTAATAAAGATTATTGTGGGCTGGGTAGTAAAACCAGTCCTCCCTTTCGCTGTGAATGCTACTAAGGCGTGCATACTCACACTACCCACAAACTATATAAATATCTCATACTCTATAAATATATGGTTAAATTCGGTAGAACAGAAGAGGAAACTAAACCTAGAAAGACTTGTATTTGCACTATAGATGTGAGAGACATACTATGCAAACAGCATGGTGGCTAGTTACAAAAACATTACAGTTCTTTAACAAAGTTTATATATTGTAGGTATAAACAGTAGATATGGGTTTTGTAGATACACTGAAAGGTATATTCAGTTATAGAAGTAAATCATTTACAGAATCAACCGTAAGACCTAGTATTGCCCAACCCTATATGGCTACCGATACAGGAGCCAAACTGCCAATATTTCCATTTCCTCTTATAATGATCTATGAGCTTGCAGATAATGTAGATGCTCTTAGAATACCTATTGAAACTATCAACCGTGAGATGTTTAAGAACGGTTTTGAGATAGTAGAAAAATGGAAGTTTAAATGTGCTAACTGTTCAAAGGAGTTCCAATACGCCCCACTAGCAGGTGACCAAAGGGATGAACAGCCAAACTCAACAAATGAAGATAATGAGAGTACAATCGGTTCAACAACATCATCAAAGGCAAACAAACCTCAATTCCCAGTAAGACAACCATCAAGTAATCTGGAAGGACCATTACAATGTGATACTTGTGGTTCTAATGACTTACGAAGACCAGCACCAGAACATAGACAGACATTAGAAGATATGTTAAACAACCCAGTTAATGCAAACGAACAATCATTGGAAGATATAGTAAGAATGTTAGAAAGAGATTTGGAGATTGCAGATAACGCATATCTATTAGTGTTAAAGAATTATTGGATTGATGACGCTACTGGTGAAATAGATAATGAAAAATCAGAGATTAAAGAATTGATAAGAGTGGATCCACCACAAGTCGCTATGATTGCAGACAGTGATGGTAGAGTTGGTTATGATGATAAACATAATCCAGTTTTTGTTTGTCCAAAGTTTGAGCACCGAGGAAAGAGACTTACTGGAGACAGATGTGATGTGTGTGGTACAAAAGCATTGAAGGCAGTGATTGAAGTTAACTCTGTTTACTCCATTGGTATACCACAGCCAAAGAGAGTTATCTACGGAGAGGGTGAGGTAATTTGGAGAGCAGGTAAATATAGGCCAGGATTACTTTATGGTTATTCTCCTATCTATGCAGTATGGTCAAAGGTAATGTCTTTGTCACATATGGACGAATACATTAGAAAATATTTCGATAAGATGAGACCTCCAAGAGGTATGTTAGTAATTGCTTCACGTAATTACGAAACATTCAGAAAGTCTTGGGATGCACTTGAACAAAAGGCAACAGAAGATCCATACATGATACACCCACTGTTAGTTGAATCTGACAAGCCAGGTGGTAAGAACATGGCACAGTGGTTGGACTTTACAGGATCACTTAAAGAATTAGAATTCATTGCAGTTAGAAAAGAACTTAGAATGATTATTGGTGCAATATATGGAGTACTTCCATTATACTTCGGTGAACTACCAACTGGTTGGTCACAGGAAGGTTTGCAGGTTACAATTACAAACAGAGCAATCAAATGGGGTCAAGACATTCTATTAAAATCATTCTTATCAAAGTTAGCAGCGTTGAGAGGTATTGATGATTGGGAGTTAAGATTAAAGTCTGGAGAAGAGACAGACAGATTAAGAGACTTGCAGATACAAGGAGTAGAGATAGAGAATATGAAGTCATTGCAAGGTCTAGGATTTGAGATAAGCAGAACACATACAGGTGAATTCAAAGTTTCAAAGGATCCAGTTGTTACTACAGCAGAGATGGTTGGTTTGGAAGGAGATGAGGCAACAAACCCCAATGCTCCT